CTTCCAATAGCTCTCGAAACCCAAGCGACAGATGAAGCAAATCCGCCTATTACAGGGACACCGGATAATACATCAGAAATTGTTGTAACACCACTGGCAATTTTGGATACTGGTCCAGGAGTTTCCACCTCTCCAGTATCCTTAGCTGCAACTGGTGCAACATCAGCCTGAGCAACTCGGTAACCCTTTGATTCAAGTCTGCGAATTTCGTGTTTATCCCGAGCTTCCGAAATAACGTCTTTTTGTGTAGGAACGAAGAACTGGGGATTCACGAAACGAGCAAACACAGTGTATTTGGCTGTTTCAGAAGCATTTGGGCCAGCCAATGGTGAAAACACATATAAAAAGGCTGTACCAAATTGATTCTGAGAATTAGCCAAATCAAAAAGATCATAAATATTGGCGTAAGGACAAATAATCTTGAGAGAATTGCCCTCTTCAATACTAACAATCTTGTACGGGCAAGAGGTCTGAGACGCGAGGTAGCGAGTACCCTTGCGTCTAAAATCTCCAGTTTGGTCGTAGTATGGGTTATAGACTAGCATCAATGCACCCTGCAAGAAAGGCTGGGCGTTAATTTTAACCTCAATTTCGATATCAGCTTTAAGATATTGGTAATTCTTAAGCTTATCGACGACCAATGGAGAATTGGTAAAAATATCCTGAGGAAAATTGAATTGGGTCAGATAATTTTGAGTGTCTTTGTCATAATCGGAATATTTGAGCTGGATTGGAATCTCTTTATCAGTAGAAGACCACTCAAAAGTGCCAAGATTGACAGGACGCTCAAGAATGCTCATGATTTCATGTCGAGTTGTGTCATTCAAAGCCATCTGTGTAGCAGTTGATGGCATGGGAACGGCATCGACAGACATCTGAACATCTGTAAGCAATTTTCCTCGGGTAGAGTCAACGTTCGTGTTTTGATCATGGTCATACGAAACGGAACCATTTGAGTCAGTATTTGTACTAGCAGTCATGTATTACGATAGGGGTAGATGACTATTCACCCTAAAGTCGGGAGCTGTATCACCAGAGCACAGCAACACTCTATGGGATGGCAAGGAAGCAGCATAAATCTGTCGGGTATCCCGTTTAATCCATCAGATCAAGATCACACTTCCGGGCAAGGCCGTGGAGCTTACCACAGAGGAACATATTCTGTTCGAGCATACATGTCACGGTTGTGCCTGTATGTCTCCATCTGCTCGTAGTAAGTGGGTACGTGAATGTTCAGTCCTACTGCTGCGAGTTCCTCCCGAATACGAGCACTCCAATACTCGTACACTTCTTGCGGATGGAGAGAGAGTTCCATAATCGTTTGCTCGCAATTCTCGAGAGTGGCAGATCGTTTTGCTTTTCCACGGATCCAATTGGTGATCTCCAGTGTGTTCACCAAATCCATGGGAGCGAGGAAAGTGCCATCCATTTGGAGCGCAAACTTGCGTTTCAGGAAAGCCACTTCTTCCAAAGGTTTGAAAGGTAGAATCTTTCCTGTTTTGGTTTCGTCTGTGTAAGTCAAACCAAAAGAAGCAAGAGCTTCGGTCAAAGTCAGCTGGTTGAACCATGATGTTATTTCAGCGCTAACTGATTTAATATCATCGTCACCATAGATGATTTCAGCCACGTGTTTGCGATAGTCGCATGTAGCTGGTAGACCTTGCTCCTTCTTCAAGAGCATGTAAGCGATCCGCATGACGATACCGTTGAAGAGCGAGTTGATGATGACGGTTAGTGGATTTCCGGAGGGTTGTGAGTGAGTCTTACGAATCACTTCACCACGAACCAGAATGTCAGCATTGCAGATGTGCTCCCACAAAGTAGCACGCACAAGCTGCGATTCCTCGTCATCACCATACCATTCGTTTATCTTTTCCATAATCTTGACGAGCACCTGCATAAGCAGTGATCCGTCAAAGTTGGAGAAGTCAC